GTCTTATCTTCTTGTTTGCCAGTCTGGGGAACCACCCCGCCCAGCCCAGCAATCGCATCCTCAATACCTTGACGACGAGTTTCAACCCCAGCCTCCTGCTCCAAACGAGCCTGAGCCAACTGAGCCTGAATCTGAGCCAACGCATTCGCCTGAGCCTGCTCAGCCTGAGACTGATATCCAAAACGTTGCTGACCCAACGTAGTCTGAGCCAAATTCTGAGCCATCATCATCTCCGCCAAACGAGACGCATCCGACTGCTGAGCCGAAGCACCCAACGTATTCAAAAGATTCTGAAACCCAGCAGCCCCCTGCTCAGCGGCAGCCTGCTCAGCGGCAACCTGTGCACGAACAGGGTCAGCCGACACACCATACGCAGACAGAATCTGCTCCATCGCATCCGGCGCTGTCCCCGTAGAAACCTGCACATTCGCAAACGGATTGTTCGGATTTTGACGCAAATAGTTCTCCAACGCACCATAACCCTGAGTCGTCAAACCCTGAGCAGTCTCATAACCAGCAGCAATGTTCGCCAACGCATCCGCGTAAGCCTTATTCACAGCACCAGCAGAACGCTCACCCTCTTTACCAATCATCCCCAGAATCGCATCAGTCCCCTCACGGTAACCACCGCCAGACAACATGTTCTGGTACGCCTGCAACGTGCGTTGAGCACGTGCAGCCTCAACAGCATCCTGCTGCTGCTCATAGCGGAACTTAGCCAAATCCAAAGCATCAGAAGCCTTCATGCCTCCGCCAGAAACCGAACGGTACGGTGTCGGATTTATCTGACCCAAAACATTCTTCAAAAAATCCTGACCACTTGACGAAGCAAACCACTCAGAAGCAGGCTTCGAATAATCAAACCCCAAATCACCGTCTGCGGTCGGAATCTTGTCAGCGTGGAAAGACGACGCTGACCTCTGCGACGCCAGCGGATTGTACCCAACCACGCCACGCTTGTTCTTTGCGTCTGTTCTGTCTGCAATTGACATTATGCTGCTCCTGCTCTGAATGCGAACAACTGCCTAGCAGCGTCCGCTATCTCTCTTGCTTTCTCTGCTTCCAAATCGCCCAACATGCGACGGTAATCCTGCAACAACCGCGCATCTTCCAAATCCATCTGACGCAACTCGTTCATCTGCTGCTGCTCCATCTCAGACAAACCGCGCGCGCGCTCCTGACCAAACTCCTGCATCGCGCGGCTAAACAAGCCGCTGCGAACCGACGGAGACACAAGATTACGCTGCGAATACCCACGCACCAACTGCGGAGCAGCCTGCTCATACTGACGCAACGCAGTCTGACGCTGACGAGCACCACGCTGCTGAGACAACGTCCGAGCAAACTGATTCGCCGCAGCCGTAGCCGCATAATTCTCCGTGTAACCGCGCCTACGCGCCTCATACAAACTAGGGTCGTACGCCATAATTACCTCTGTCCATACGTGAAACCAGCCTCTTCAAATCATCCATCTCCGCACGCACCTCAGTCAACTCCTTTGACAACGACATAAAAATCTGCTGCAAACGAGCAGCATCATCCGTAGTCAACGTGTTGATGATGGGCGAAGACCAAGGGCTTCTCATCCGAACACCTGTATCCCCAATACAATTTGGTCATCCTGAGAAACAGTGGAAGCCAACTTTGCGGCAGTAACTGCACCATCAGCAATCTTTGCTGTTTCGACAGCACCAGTTGCAATCTTTCCAGCCGTAACCGCACTGTCAGCAATCTTTGCAGTTTCTACCGCGCTAGTGGCAATCTTTGCTGCGGTAATCGCTCCAGCATCAATGTTCGTACCGGCAGCCACACCGTCAACGAAGTTCTTCGTTGCGGTGAAGTTGCTGTTCATCTCTGCGGCTTCAATCACCGTGCCAGATGTAAACGAGTAAGGAATAGACAGAGGCATCAGCCACTCACCTTTCGGTTGTTGTACTTGTAAGTAATCGAATCAATCCCCCAGTTACCGTTTGATGGACCAGTGAACAACAACTGCACACTGCGAGCCAAACCAAGATTGCGACCATTCTTTACCGTCACGCCCTCAGACGAAGTACCCCACAAACCAGTACCCCACAAATCTGTACCCCAATACGCACCTGTCCCCGTACCACTCAAAGTCACATTGAACTGCTTACGCTCATTACCAGAAGCCTCCTCATAATTCTGGAACACCTTCACATTCACAACACGCTGAGTGTCAACCTGCTTGAACACAATGTCAGGTCTGCGAAACATCTTCTTCTGCGCATACGTATTCCCATCAACCCACCCCGTGCGATAGTACGAATTGAACGACGTTGCAGTGCCGTTGATGTTGTCTTGTTCTTCTTGATACAAATCCACTTTCAGCACACGCGCCTGAGTTGGGTGGCAGGCAACACGGTAGTTCGTACCATTGTCATCGGTCCAGTCACAGCCACCAATGACGCCATAGCCGTCATGGGTGGCAAACTGCATGTATGCGCCACGCTGACCAATCGAAGGGTCAAACACATAGTTGCGAGTTGGTTGGGTTACCACATTGTCGGGGTCGTACGGCAACGCAACCCATGCGCGGCGACCAATCCACGACACCGAATAAGGCTCAACCGCAGCCGTAGACAAAAGTGCCTCGTCCACAAGCGGACGCAACGGCTCGAACACATCAAGAATCTTTGTTCCATCGTAAAAGAACAAACCCTCTGGGTTTGAATAGAAGTAGACACCGTTCTCTGCTTGTGCCATGCTGTGATGGTTGTTTGTGCCAAGATTCGTGGACAACTCGACAACTTGGAAGTTGTCCGAGGAGTTGCCGACCAGCAGGTAAATGCCGTTTGGTTTGAAGACGACAAGTTGACCAGCAACAATTGCCATTGCACGAATACCTAGACCACCACCGTTGAAATCGATGTAGTCATCAGACATCCAGTCACCCGGCAAACCTTCATGCGACCAACGCAACCTATTTGGATAAGCAACACCGTCCTCGTATGTGTGCGCAACGAACAGTTTGTTCGTGTGCGTAATCACATGCTCGGCACGAGGCATAAAGCCGCCAATCGGGTTGTTGTACGGCTGCCACGTCGGACCACTAGCAGACAACGCAGTCGCATACGTATCGCCAGTCTTCCACTTGTACCCAACCTTGCCAGATGCCGCACCAGTCGTGATGTACAGCGTGTCACCCCACGCATACATACAAGCACCGTGACTCGAAGATGAAACGATTGGGTTTCCAGACGAATACTCCAACTTCGTAAAGTTCGCCCCAGACGACCAAAACACGTTCGTGTTGTTGGTCAACATCAACCGAGACGAATCACCATAAAACGGATACAGACGCTCAGGTGTCCACGTCCCAGCAACAGCAGTCGTATTCAACCTGTGCATACCACCACGACTGAACACCCCACCACGAGGGTCAATCTCCACATTCAACATGTCAGGCGACTCATTCTTCGCCAACTGAAACTGGTCAGCGCGAAGGTTCAACCCACCAGTAAAATCGTCGTAGCGGTCCGTCAACAATCTGCTCATGACCCAAGCGTCGCCCCCAGAGTCTGCAACCATCTACGCATCGTCGGATACTTCCTGCCACCAGACAACAGCAGCGGTCGATGCGACCGCGGCTTCATCAAATCGCGGCGAGCCATCGCCACACCCTCCTCAAACGAACGCTGATACATCATCGCCATATCATTGTCCTCTTGACGCTGATACACGCGCGCAAGCGCGTAATACGCCAACAAGATGTGGAACCAGTTATCAATGTCAATCTCGGTAGCCGTATTCGTCAACCACGTGTACGACGGATTACGGTAAGCGCGGACAGTCAAAGGGTAAACAACATCAGGCTTCGGGTACAAGTGAATCTGCCCATCCCACACAGCCCAAAAGTAGGGGCGACCCGGAACATCCGTATTCCCCAACCACACATCCTCAGCATCATCATAAGCAATCTCAGTAAACCTGTTACCAGACGCCGTAGTCTCCACAATCGAGATAATTTCACGTATGTCCCCGATAGCAGAAATCGTGTACGGACGCTGACTAGCAACCGTGTTCAGCGTGTATGTTTCTTGGTAGAACGGCCAGCGTCGCTCCAAAGCGACGATGCGCTGAAACGCCTCCTTCACGAACGTGTCCAGCAGACTGTTGGGCAGGTCCACCGTATCCAAGTCAGAAATGTCGCGCACCATCGTGCGCACTTCAGCCAAATTCACGACTCGTCAGCCTTCTTCTTGTTACGTAGGTGACCGATGCAGTAGTCGGTTCCTTTGGCTTTGGGTCCTTCGCAGGTGTCGTCGTTGGCGATGCAACGGTTCCTGCCCGTGTATTCACCTCCGCCAGCCTGTAGTTTGGCTCCCGCTGTGCCGATTGCGGCTAGGCGGTAGTCGTTGACGGGTTGTCCGTATGCAGCGTAGGCTGGTTTAGCGTTCATCACCCTTAGACCCGCCTATTACTTGGTTCCCAGAATGTTCCAAACCCCAGTCGGAGATTTTACTGACGACTTTGATTTCCCTTTGCCCTTCTTAGGTTTCGGCGCTGGCTTTGGTTTCGCATACGGAGAACGAGGAGGAGTAGGTCTCTGTGGCCCACCAGAAGGCTTTGGCTTACTTGGACGCTGAAGAATAATTCCCTTCAAAACATCCGGGTCAACAGTGCGACCCCTTTTGGCTTTTTTGTAATCGTCAGACCGCGGATAGTACACAGGAGGAACATATTTAGCCATGATTATTTCTCCTTACCTATTGGAAGCCCCCACCCCACGGAAGGGAGGTGGACATGAGGTGGGGACCCGAATCAACTAGCGGTTCTTACCCCGAACGTAGTTCTTATTCTGACTACGCCCCTTCAACTGACGCTGAGCCTCACGGTCAACCCGCGGACGCATACGCTCCTGACGAGCACGCTCAGCCTTATCAACCTTCGCCCTGTTCTCGGGACGACGGTCAACAGGAATGCTGCTCGTACGCTTCGGAGTCTTCGGAGCCTTCGACGCACGGTAGGCAGCACGTGCCTCGGCACGCGCTTTCTTTTCCTTTGCGCTACGAGCACCCGGAGCACTGGCAGTCATACCCTTGCTCTTCAGATACTTCTTGACGTATTGGCGTTGCGCCTTCGGCGGACGCTTGCTGCTACCGCTTCCGTTGTCCAACACCGCATAACTTTGTGGCATTACCTTCTCCTTTGTTGTTGTTGTGGTGTGGCGGGGGCTTCATCCCCCGCCAACACCAACCCC